CCTCATGTGATTGCCAGTAATGCCCGTCATACCTCCGCTTGCATACGTTTGCTTTAACCTGATCAAAGAACTGCCAATATTTACATTCCTTGCACCGGATCAGTTCTTCCGTATCAGCATACGGACTCGGAATGAACTGCATTTCATCTTCGTCATAAATGCAGATGTATTCCCTCATTCCGGTTTCCTCGCTTTCCGTTTGTCGAGTACTTCCTGGACTGTTTCAACAGACAGGCACTCTTCCATGGCAATCTTCTTCAATGACCATCCAGCTTTATGCAGTGCGTTGATTTTGCCCACATCAATCGTGGTCTTCTCCAGGACACCGGCATCTCTCAATACCGACCGGATGAAGTTGATGTTCTTATATCCGTACTGATCACGGATGTCTTCCATTTCCATACCGCTCTGATACAACCGGATCATTTCTTCCGGTGTAACTCTCGGCGGTTTCATTTGGTTACCTCTTTCAATACAAGCTCCACCACTTTGCCGCCCAGCTTGTCAGCTCTTTCGAATGCTGAATCGTAATCGAGGAAAGCTGTGTCCATGGCATCTGCCAGCTCGCTGGGATCCTCACAGCAGTAGACCTCGTTGTTGTAGTCCATGACTGCACGCTCATTGAGCATGACCAGGTATAAACCTGCCGGATATTTCATGATCATCTTTCATACTCCTCGATATACTCGGTATAAAGATCACCCCAGTCCACACCGTTGAACCGGGCAAGACCGGCTTTTTCCAGTGGAGACAGGTTCTTCAGCAGTGTTTCGATGATCGTATTTGCTGTGGCTCTTGCTTCTTCGAGACACTCCTCGCAGTACGCTTCACCATCAACCATGATTGCCGCTCCCACTTCAGCTTCCTCGAACGTTTCCGGTTCTTCACAGAGGAGCTGACCGCACTTCTTACAACGGACGAACATTTTCACACTCCTTTTTGTCCCACAGGTCGATGGAATTGATAGCTCTCTGAAGCTGGTCGATGTCGCAGTGGATGATGCATCTTTCCTTATCTGTATTTACGGTGATGACCTGAATCTGATCGCCGACCTTCTGAAAGTGAATCTTGTTGCCCTTATCTGTGATGGTCACTCTGAGTGAGTGTAATTTCTTATCGATTGTCATTATGTTTTCTTCCCTTTCTGTAAATTCTTGCGTGGTACCCTCTGCTGTCCGGATCCTGTTCGATCACGATGGTGACCGCATATCCGAGACGCTCTCTGCATTTTGTTTCCAGGTATTTTTGTGCTTCCGTATATGACCGCATTTTCGGCAGTGCCACGATTCCCATGTACTGTTTTTCGCACAGGATGTTCACGGCATACCGGAGCAGTGCGTCCATCTTATTGAATGTTTCTGTCTTCAGTTCTGCCGGAAGCTTGCGTGTGTCATTGGTGACATACAGCATTACTTTGTTTGTCCTGGGATTTTTCTTTCGACCGATGGCATATCCCGACCAGTCGAACGTGTCGTCAATTTTCATCTGATACTTCAGTTGCTGGCGAATCTTTTCAGCTTCATGACCGCTGTCAAGACTGCGATATGACATGCCGGTTTTTTTCGCCTGCTTCATCAGTACCTTGACGACATAGCCGAATGACATGTCCGGATTCTTTGACGATCTCATATGATTCCCATGACCTTTGCTACGGTCATCATGACCAGCATGATCATCGATGCGATGAACAGCATTGCATTGATGTTCTGAACATCTTCCTTGGTGTACTCATCTGTAAATTTCACGGAGGATACCTCTCAATTTCTTTTCAATCAGTTTGCCGTCCGCATATGCCCATGCCCGGACATATTCTTCCCAGTTGTCATGCTGTTCTTTTGTTTCATCCAGCCCATCAAATGAATTGAATGAGTCGTGGCGCTTTGAGTAGTACGTTGTGCCAATGCCACCATACTGGCTGATGTAGACCACACAACAGCTTTTGCCGGGACGCTCCGTTGTTGGATGGAATTCCAGCATTAATCGTCTTGCCATTTTTTACCTTCTTTCTGTTACAATGAAGGTGGCTAACTTATGCCACCGGCGGTTTATTGCTTTCCAGGGCTGAACCGCTTTTTAATTCGTTTGCGACCATCCGGTCGAATTCTTTTGGCGAAATGCCGAGTGCCCAAATGACTGATGACATTCTCACTTTGTCCGGGAAAAGTACTCTTCCCTTCAGCTCATCGGAATCCTTTTTCCATGCCACACTGAATGTCTCTTTTGCTTTCGTGTATGAGACTCCGAACAGGCGCTGGATCTCAGTCTGTGTAAGATGTAGGGCATTCAACATTTCAGCTCTGCTCTTAATCCGCTTCATGTTTCTCCCTTCGTGCAGGTAGAATTTGATTCAACCTACTTTGCAAAAAAAATCTGATCTCGTTCTTCGAGCGAAAGATTTAACAGACCGGAGATCGCATTGATTTCATCAATGTTGAAGTCTCTTTTACCGTTAATCTTATATGACATTGACTGTCGTGACAGCCCGATATCTTCAGCAAGCTTATATGCCGTGTATCCATTCAATGCCATCTTCGCTAAGAGCATCGGTTTATTTGTCATCTCTCCTCCTTTCGGTTGAATATTTTTCAACTGTCTTCATCTTACAGACAGGTTGAATATTTGTCAACACCAAAATATAATAAAAGTACAGAAAGCGATAATAATTTTATGAAAGAAAATGTAACAGGCGAAAGAATCGCCAAAAGAAGAAAGGAATTACATCTTTCACAAACTCAGTTGGCTGAAATGACAGGTTATTCCGACAAGACCGCCATATCCAAAATTGAAAATGGTCAATCCAACCTAACACAAACTAAGCTTGTTATTTTTGCTGATGCTTTGCAAACCACAACAATGTATCTAATGGGCTGGATAGACGATCCAAATATATCCAGGGAACAAATCATCGCTCAACAGCAAGTGGAGCGTATGAAAGTGTATTCAGCCAATTTACAAAGGCTTATTTCCATGGCTTCTAATGATGTTACCGCTCAAATGCCGGAAGAACTTGTTGTCGCTGAAGCATACAGGCATGCTCCACAGCATATCAAAGATGCCATCAAAGCGATGCTACAGATAGAAAGGAAAGACGAATAATGCCTATATACAAAGATGAGAACAGGAACACATGGTATGTGAAATATTCTGCCAAGGATCCTGTGACCGGGAAAAGAAAGCAGGTTTTGAAACGTGGCTTTAAAACCAGGAGAGACGCACAGCGATGGGAAGCCGATCAGATATCATCTAAAGTCCAGCATACCGAAGCGACATTCATGGACATGCTGTTGGAGAATCTGAAGTATCTCAATTCATCACAAGTATCCTCGGCAATGAAGCAGTCCTGGATTGAGAACCACTTCCCTTATTATGATGAACCGATTGAGAAGATCACAAAGCCCATGCTGATTGAGTGGAGAAATGGTCTGAAGGAATCCGGTCTTGCCACCCGGACAATCAACAGAGGACTGGGTTATGTCCGGTCAACATTCACCTATGCCAATACTATTTATAATGTGCCAAACAACGCCGCAGTCATCCGTTCTTACAAGCTGACCAAGAAGGACAAAAAGGAAATGCAGGTATGGACACCGGAGGAGTTCAATCAATTTATCGATGCGGTTCCGGAAGGATATTATCGGGCATTCTTCACTTTCCAGTACTGGTGCGGTACTCGCCGAGGAGAAGCTATGGCGCTCTGCAAGGACGATTTCAAAGGAAACAAGGCGAGAATCCACCGGCAGATAAAACACTTCAGCAACGGCTTCTATGGGCTTAAAACAGGCACTTCCGAGCGTACAATCGCAATCGACAAGAAGACCTATAAATATCTGAAGCCATATATCGAGAGCGCATGTCCGTTTGTGTTTGGTGGTATCCGTAGCCTGCCCATCACGAACATCCAGCGTGAGCTGGAAGCCGGTATTCAGAAGAGCGGCGTAAAGAGAATACGACTGCATGACTTCCGGCATTCCCATGCTTCATTATTGATAGCCGCAGGTGTACCCATCATCGCTGTCAGTAAAAGATTGGGACATTCCAGCATCACGATCACCCTGGAAACCTACGCTCACTTGCTGGAGCGGACTGAAGAGGAGATGGTCACCGCCATTGATGACCTGAGAACGAATGAAAAGGTGTGAGGAAAGGAGGACTCACACCCTAGGTAAAAAACAGCAGACTAATATGCAATGCCATGTAAATACTACCAAAAACTCTGCATGGTGCAATTGCTGATACAAAAAACGGTATCATTTGGGTATCACGACATGAAAAAAGCCCTATTTCTAGGGCTTTTTTGATACATGGAGCGAGTGAGCGGAATTGATTATAAGGCTTTATAAGCTTTCTTAAACCTTCAGAAACCCTTATAAACACGCTTATTTCGCATAATATTTTTCCGTGATTTTTTCTTTTGGGTATCACGGTGGTATCACGAAATAGAAAAACCCAGGCTGGCTTAGACCTGGATTCTTCTACCTATAAGGAATAGAAATACAGAGTAAGGTGCAATATTGTCAATTTACTATGGGGGAATAAATGACACTTTCATTCTTGCATAAAAATTGTTGAGAAAATAAAAATCCCCACAGATGTGGGGACTGCACCATCAGCTATAAGGGGATTAAGTCACTGGTGATGCTGGATTATCTCACTTTGGTATTCGTCTCTGACTTTTTTCAGCTCTTCGGTGTTGGATCCGTCGATCATATGGTTGATGATGGCGTTCATGCTTTTCATCATAAACTGATCGGTCTTTTTTCTTTCGCCAGCAGTCTCTTCCAAAGTTTTGATACGTGTCTCATGGTCTTCCAGCTTTTTGATTGGTTTCATCAGCCAGGATACAAATGCCGCAATAGCTGTAATCCCACCAATTAACCAAACTGTCTGAGCAAGGGAGAATGTGATATCAGTCTGCATCGGGGTCACTCTTTGGAATGATATTGATATCATTCTCTTTCCGGTAATTATATGTGCTTACCCCTATCAGCACACCAATGCATACCGAGATAGCCACACAGGTATCATAGACTGGTTCTCCATACGGAAGATTCCATATATCTGCGAGGGTTTTGTATAACAGACCGACAGCGTCCAGTGCAATACAGGACAGCCATTTCAAGATTTCATAAACAGTGTCGTTCAGCTTCATAATCTAGTCCTCCACTTCAAAGAGACATGCACATGTTACCCAGTAGTCCAGCTTGTCACACTTGGCACACCATCTGCCGCCGATGATTCTGAGACCGGTGACTGTCATTGTTCCTTTATTGAATGCGACACCGGAGCCAACATGAATCCACTGGTCTTTCGCACCGTC